ATACATCATATTGAGGCGAGGGGAATGGGTGGCAGCAAAGACAAAGACACGATTGAAAACCTAATGGGATTGTGTAGGAAGTGCCACATAGAATACGGAGACAAAAAACAATATAAAGAGTTCCTAAAAGACATACACGCAAAGAATTATGGCAAAGATTAAAGAGAACAATAACAAAGTTAGCTTTGGCAAACGCAAAAGAGGCTCTGCAAAGAAGTCCTTTAATAAGCACACTCCAAGAGAAAAAGCATACAGAGGTCAAGGACGATGAGAAAGTTAAACGCTATATGGCTTCTCCTAACCCACAAAGCTTACTTCCTTGCGGTATGTAAGACGGGTAAAAACGGAGACGATATGACCACGATAGGACACTACACCTACGCAATGGCAGAAACTTTAATCAATAAGCATATAGCAGACGTAGATACTTACTTAGATCAAGAAGATGCAATCGACGAAGCAAACGACATAATTAATGGAATACTATGATATTATTATCAAGCCAAGTAGAGAGCATAGCCTCACGCAAAGACAAAACAATCAAACTAACTTTAGCAACCCAGGAACTAAGTCCTAAAGATGCTGCGGATATATTCCAACTTAACCAACAGTTCTGCTACTTGGCAATTAAAGAAGAGCCTTTTAGTAAAGAAGAGCAAGACATTGTAGAAAACCTTAAAGCAGACCCTGACACGTTTAAAACACCAAGTCAAAGATTAAGGGGCATCTTATACAGAACATACGAACAAGATAACGAAGGGTACAAAGATTTTAATACATATTACCTTTCCGTAATGGATAGGATATGCCAACACTATAAAAACAAGATAGATGGGTAGGTTTAAACTTATAGAGACACCAGAATTAATGCTTCAATACTTTAACGAGTATGCAGAATATTGCAAAAGCAATCCTATTAAAGTACACGATTTTGTAGGCAAAGACGGAGACGAAGTTTATAGGTTAAGGGAGCGACCTTTGACAATAGAAGGCTTTGAGAATTTTTGTGCAGACAAAGGAATTATAGGAGATTTAAGCCACTATTTTGCTAATACAAATAATGCTTACGCAGATTTTTTAACCATCTGTTCGCATATTAGGAGAAAAATAAGGCAAGACCAAATCGAAGGGGGAATGGCAGGGGTTTACAATCCAAGCATTACTCAGCGATTAAATAGCTTAGTAGAGAAGTCAGAGAACAAACACGAAGTAAGTGAGATTAAAATAACTTACGATAAGTAATGCAAACAATAGGTCTAAGCTTACATAAACCACACCCTGCACAAAAGCAAGTAATCGACTGCGAAAGTAGATTTATTGTAATGATGGCAGGGAGAAGATTTGGCAAGTCCTTGATTAGCCAAACGATAAGCATAGATACCGCAGTTAATAAAAAGCGTGTAGCTTACATTACCCCTACTTACCAATTAGGAAAGATATTTTTTAAGGAAATAGTTGATCTATTACCATTGGAGATATACTCTAAGAATGAAAGCGACCTGGTTATTACTTTCATAACGGGCGGTTCAATTCGTTTCTTTACGGGCGAAAGGTTGGACAATCTTAGAGGGTTAAAGTTTCATTTGGCAGTAATAGACGAGGCTTCCTTTATACCTAACCTTGAAGATGGGTGGCTTAACTCGATAAGACCTACCTTAACTGACTACAAGGGTAAAGCTATATTTTTAAGCACCCCCAAAGGTAAAAACTACTTCTTTAGTTTATTTAGCAAAGCCGAACCCGATTGGCAAAGCTTTAAATTTACTACATACGATAACCCATACATAGACCCGAACGAAATAGACGATGCAAGAAAGCAACTCCCAGAGGTTGTATTTGAGCAAGAGTATATGGCAAACCCGGCTGAGAACGCAGCTAACCCTTTCGGCAGCCAACACATTCGCAAATGTATACACCCAGTAACAACAATGCCGGTAGTAGCTTATGGGATTGATCTGGCGAAGTCAGTCGATTGGACAGTTATCGTAGGCTTAGACGAAGACGGGAATGTGGCTTATTTTGACCGATTTCAAATGGATTGGCACAATACCAAGCAAACTATCCTTAGGCTGCCTAAATGCCCTATCCTTGTCGATAGTACAGGGGTTGGCGACCCTATCCTTGAGGACTTACAAAGAGAAGGGGTAATGATACAAGGCTTAAAGTTTACAAGTTCAAGTAAGCAGCAGCTTATGGAAGGCTTACAAGCTGCAATACATCAAGGTAAGATAGGCTACCCTGAGGGAATAATAAGCCAGGAGTTAGAAGTATTTGAATATATGTACACGGCAACGGGGGTAAAGTACTCAGCACCTTCAGGCTTCCACGATGATGCCGTAATGGCTTTGGCTTTGGCTTGGCAGAACTTCAGCCTTAAACGTGGCACGGGTAGGTATGCCTTCCTTTAATTACCGCTTATCCTTGATATTTACCGCTCATCACAATTTTAAAAAAAAGTTTACCCATTTGATTGTTGAATGTTAAAAGGTTGTAGATTTACATACCAATTAACCATAAACACATTTTTATGAAAAACTTAATTTACAAATCTTCTTATTTATCAAAGCTTAATTCAAATAACCAAAGACATTGGGTTATAGATTATTACAATGGTAGATTTACTATGAGTGTGCCATTTTATATGATGCCATTTAGTATTAAAAAAGAAATGGTAAAACAAGGCTTTAATGCAAATAGAAACAAATAACATAAGCAGGGGTGCGACTGAATAACGCACAATTCAACTACCTAAACTAAACACAATGAAAAAAGAAACCGCACAACTTTTAGCCGTATTTTTAGTAGCTTGTTACCTTATAGGGCAACTTCAAGACATCTACTCAAAATGATTTACGCTATATGCCTTCTGCTAATTGCAACAGGTTTTGTAATGGCAGCATTAACTGACTACACAATTAAAAACTATGACCCAAAGCACAAAAGATTACATAGACAAATATTACGCAAGTGAGCCAATTAGTATAATGATGTCTAACATTGATGCGACTTACTTAGAGATACTTACATACTGCAACGAGAAGGGTTACGAGCCTTCTAAACGCAGAATGAGAAGTCCAGAACAAAAGTCAAAAGTTGGCTTTTTTGACATAGATAATTACAAACCCGAAACAATATAACAATGGAACTACAACAAATCTTTGAAACAACAAAAGAACAACGCATCGAGTTTACGCATCAATTAATTGAACGCTTAAACGCAGGGGAACTTGACCCGTTAAAAACACATATTCAGGTAAAAGCCTTAGAGGATATGCTCGAAACACTAAAAGCAAACAAGGACTACAAAGATGCGGTATTACAAGCAGCCGTGCTTAATGGCAAGGACTTTGAGTATATGAGTGCTAAGTTTAACATTAGAGAAGTAGGCGTTAAGTATGACTTTAGCAAATGTGAAAGTCCTGCTTACGAGGAGATTATGAACGAGTACAATAGCGCAGCTAAAGCCAAAAAGGATATGGAAGAGTTCCTAAAAAAAGTTCCGCATCAAGGGTTAGACATTATTAACGGAGTTACTGGCGAGGTTACAAGAGTTTACCCACCTTCTAAAATTAGCACAACAAGTGTAGCCGTATCATTAAAGTAATAAAAATATTGTACTTCTTTGCAATTTGCTTACCTTTGGCAGCGTTATGCTACATAGGTGGGCATCTTGCTTATGAGATAATGTTAAAACTAAGAAAATGACCTGGAACGAATTAACAGTATGGCAGTACCAACAGATTTATCCGATAGTTACTAAGCCTGAGAAGGATTGGACTACCTTAGACGTTGAAAGTAAGTTAGTAGGTATTTTACATAACCTTACAGACACGCAAGTGGATAGCTTAAGCGTAGGCGAGTTTAACAAATTAAAGGTAACCTTAAACTTTTTAGACGATAAGATAGAAGGTAAGCCGGTTAAGTACACCGAAGTAAATGGCAAACGCTATAAGTTTATTTATGATGTGCAGCAGATCAAAGCAGCCAGATACATCGAGACAAAAGTATTCAGCACCGATTTAGTAGGTAACCTACACAAGTTAGCAGCCTCAATGGTTATGCCTCAACGCAAAACTTGGTGGGGCAAATGGGTAGATGATAAGTACGATGCTTCCAAGCATAGCGACTATGCAGAGGACTTACAAGGGGCAAATTTTATGCACGTTTACCAATCCATTGTTTTTTTTTATCAAGTATACAGAAATTGGATAGAAGTTTCTCAGGCTTATTTGGTCAAGGAAATGACGAACAAGGGAATGAGTTTGGAACAAGCGAAAGAGGTGGTTCAAATTTTATGCAGCACTTTGGATGGCAGTATTGCGCCAAATCTGTTGCCGACCACGAAAATATCACAGTTGACCAAAGCTATGAGCTAACAACCATACAATTCTTAAATACCCTATCCTATCTAAAGGCTAAAGCCGATTACGATAAGGAGCAACATAGAAAACTTAAGTAGCCCTGCCATTTTTGGTGGGGTTAGTTATTTTTATACCTTCCTTATATTTATTAGCGTGAGTATATCGAAAGCACAAATACAAGCGTTAAGGGATAGCTTTATACAAAGCTTAGGCGGTAGCTTTGACAAAGTAAAAGATGGCGATTTACCAATATTAGAGGAAACACTTGCTTTGTATGGTAAAGCCTTTAACGATAAGATTACTGAAATACTTGACAAGGAAAACATTACGAGTTCTGGAAGATTGGCAGAACCGGCTTTGCCTATCATTACAAAGTTTGGCACGGGTTACATTTTAAGCCTCGGTTATGAACCAGGAAGCGAAGCATCTAAATACTATGACTTTGTAAACAAAGGGGTAAAAGGTACAAAGAACGAGAAAGCAGACAATAAAACACCTTACGCTTTTAAGGGCAATAAAAAAGCCGTTCCGGTAAGTTCAATAGAAAAATGGCTTGGATATAACAAGTTAAAATCGGTATCGGTTAAAAAGTATACAAAGCTTGGAACTGAAGCAAAGGCAATAGACGGCAAGAAATCCTTAGCCTTTTTAATTGCTCGTAGCATACATAGGAAAGGTTTAAAATCTACACGCTACTTTGATAGAGCAGTAGCGCAAATATTTAATAAGCAATTTATTGAAAACATAGCAGTCGCAATAGGTGGCGATGTGCAAATACAAATAAGACAAACAATCAATGGCAATAACAATAACAAGTAGTCCTGCACCCTATTCGTCTATGCACGATAACTTATGGTTCGTATCAAGTTCTACTAATAGCGGAACTACAAACTTTAAATTCGTGTATGACGTATACATAAACGGCAGCCAGGTTATTAGATCAAAGGTATTCCCTGCTCCAAGTGCAGAAGGTAGCTATGGGGTGTTTAACGCATCTCCAATGGTAAGAAGTTTTGTTACTAACTACTTTGAGCCTTCTGGAAACTCAATACTTGTAGCTTCAAATGATAAAATCAAAGTAGATTACCAAGTAAGGATAGGAGAAGAGGTAAGCGGTGTTACTACTACAAACTTAGCATCTGGCAGCTACTCAGCCTACAACTTTGTTCCACCATTGTTTGCAGACGTATTCTTAACTAAGAACCAAACACCTTTGGTGTTATCTGACTATTACGATAATTTACTATTAGAAAACTTTACCGATGATTTCTTAACGGAGCGAGATACCGACGAAATCACACTTGAATACGGAGATAACTTTTACATTACCTTCCTACGCATAGCAACTGGCGGTTATTCTGCTTGGGTTGAAGTATTAGGGCAAGGCGATGTGGTTACCAATACTGTATCGGGTAACATCACGTTAAGCGGTCAATTCAATATGTTTAACCTACAAGCAGGACACATAAATGATTGGGCAAGTGGAACTATTATTAACGAAGATACTTACGGCTACAATTTCTATTTAAAAAGAAGTGGCGCACAAACAAGAGTAATTAAGATAAGACATAAGTGCTATCCTAAATACCAACAATTTAACTTAGAGTTCCTAAATAGATTAGGCGGTTGGGATACAAAAAAGTTTGCCCTTGTAAATAGAAGGTCAAGCGAGTATCAAAGAGCATCATACAGGCGAAGCGATTGGCAGCTTGTAGGTGGGCAAATGACAAATATAGATGGATATAACAGATATAACGAGACAACTTTCAACTATGCTATTCAGCATAAGGATAAATATAGGCTTACTTCTGATTGGGTTAGCGAACAAGATTATTCGTGGTTGGCTCAGCTTGTATCAAGTCCTATTGTTTATATGGAGGTTCTTGGTGCTTATTTCCCTGTTACCATAAGTACAAGTAATTACGAGTACAAGTTAGAAAGTGCAGATAAACTATTTAACTTTGAGATTGAAGTAGAAGTAGGAAAATACTTAACAAGCCAATTCAGATAATGATTAGTACCGAGATATACGTAGAAGAGCAGAAGATTGATCTATTGCAAGATATATCTACCGAGTTTACTTATGCCATTGACGATGTAAGTGAGTTCGGTAGTCGCAATACTTCTTATAGTAAAACAATTAGCGTTCCAGGAACGGCAAACAATAACCTTGTATTTGGGTACATATTCGAACTTAACAACGCTAACTTTACGGATAATACCTTACCAAACGTAGGGTATAACTTCAACGTAACTAAACAAGCGAACTGCAAAATCTTTATTGATAAGGTGCAAATATTCAAAGGCACTTTAAGAATATTAGAGATAGTAATTGACAAAGAGACAATCGAATACCAATGCAGCGTTGTCGGGGAACTTGGTGGCTTTATTAATCAGTTAGGAAATAAGCGTTTGGAAGATTTAGATTTTAGCGCATACAACCATACTTATAGCGTAGCAAATATTAGTGCGAGTTGGGATAACGCAGGGGGTTCTGGTTATTATTATCCTTTGATTGATTACGGAAACGTAAGTACGGGAACATACGGAACACTTAAAAAGGATTTTCAATACACAACGTTTAGACCTGCTTTGTATGTTAAGGAGTATATGCAAAAGATATTTGCAGGAACAGATTATACTTTTAGTTGCCCGTTCTTTGATACCGCTTTATTCAAACGTTTAATTATACCGCATAACCAAACAAACATAACAACGCTAAACAATACAAGCCTTAATGCAGCTGCCAAGCTAATAACTATAAACACTAACTTAAGTCCTTATGTAGAATATACAATGGTTACCGCAGGTAGTTTTACACTTGACGGGTTAGGACAATTATTTACTTATGGAAGTGGTGTAACAATTACAACCGATATAAAGGTTTTATTAAGGGGTAACATTACCTTTTACAATCCACCATTACCAAACTATTCTGTTATACTTAAAAAGAATAACGCAGAAATAGGCAGACAAGATTTCGATGCAAGTGTAAGTAACTTTATGAATTGCGAATTCACTGTTAGCGGAGTAACCTTTGCTAATACTGACACAATGCAAGTTGAGATATTAGGAAACGGCATTATCCTGGATATAACTTTAGGAGAGATAGGTGTAACTACAAGCACACCTACACAAGT